CAGTATCATTCATTGCGTTTTGAATGACTTTTGGAATTAGTTTCTCTGGGTGTTGGCGAGGTCCGTAATTATTAGAGGAACTAGTAATAATATATGGTAGATCATAAGTGTTATTCCATGTCCTCACCATGTGTTCAGCAGATGCTTTTGTAGCAGAGTATGGATTACGCGGATCATATGGTGTTTTTTCCGTGAAAAGAGAATCATCAAAATCTAAAGATCCATATACCTCATCTGTAGATACATGATGGAATTTTTCAACACCAACAGCAACACTGGATGAAAGGAGATTTGTTGTTCCAATAATATTTGTTTTGATGAAAGGAGTCACGTCTCTGATAGAGTTGTCAACATGACTCTCTGCGGCAAAGTTAAACACCTTTGTTGGTTTTACTTTCTTAAAAATATAATCTACATGTTCTTTGTCAGAAATATCACACCAGATGAATTCCACACCAGCTGGTATATTACTTTCCTTACCAGCATATGTGATATTATCTAAAACAATAATCCTGTCATCGGTGACATTCTTTAAAAAGTATAGAAAGTTGCTGCCAATAAATCCAGCACCTCCAGTCACCAAAATTGTATTAAACATTACGTATGTGTTTTCTTAAATGATACTAAAAAAGACCCTCAATGTCAAGGGTCTTTTGGGTCGCCATGCACGCCACTTACTTTTAGGAAGCAAGAAACCATTAGTTCCAGAGTTTTTGAACCTTGCTCTCCAACTCCTCAAACCTTGCATCAACTTCTAGTTGTGCTTTATCGCTTGCCTCAAGCGCAGCTACCTTTGCTTCAAGTGCCTGAAGTCTTGCTTCTACCTCAACATCATATTTTGACATTGCTGCACCACTTGATGACTTTGCTGCCGATCCTTTTGCTGACATAATAGTAAATTAACTCTTGGATTATTTAGTTTTTATAATCTACATTTTACAGAATCACCTCTCCTGTTTCTATAACAGGGAACACCCTCTGGATCTAACCAAAGAGTATAATCATAATCCTCCATAGCAGTCAGAAGTTGCATCTGATTATCACAGAGATACATATCAGCATACCTTTTGGTATACTCATGTGCTTTTTGGATACGATAGTCTGGCATACCATTGATTTCCAATGTGCCACACTCAACATAGCGATAAGGGAAACGCTCTAGAAGAACTTTCACTTTACCTCCACAGTCTCAAGATCAATAGCAACCTGCTCCATCAAAATATCATAATCATCAAGAGGGTCGCCAGAAAAAACAACTCCTGTGTTTTCATAGTAACGACGAACCTTTTTGAGAAGTTTTGGATTCTTCACATCCAGGAAGAAGTCGCCGTTTACTGCTCCACGAAGAGTTTGGAGATCTTTCTTGAACTTACTAGTCAGTGTCATTGTCTTGATTGTTGACCTTAGTATTATAGGTGATTGACAGTTCTGTGTCAAGACTGTCAATGGGGGTCGCGAGGATCGAACTCGCCTTAGCCGAATTATGAGTTCGGTGCATTCACCAGATTGCTAGACCCC